GTTACTAGTTTATATCGCAGAGCTTGCGTTTCATCTGGAATTGCTTCAGTTACGGGCATGTTTTCAATTATTGTCCCGTAATAATTAGATCCTAATGGGTGATCTGGATTCCATAATGTGTAATCAATCTCATCATCACCAATTGCAAACTGTGTAATATTAAATGCATTGCCGCCCTGTGCCAAAAGTTCGCGCCCTTTCAATGTTAAAATTGCGTCGACTGTTACACTCGAGTTATCTAAATATGCCATGAATATACCTTTTATTTATTTAATAAATATCATGATTTTAAAATTATGCCAAAACAAAACTTCCTTGTTCATTCGGAGTTTGATAAATCAATTGATTGGGATTTGATGTTCGCCATTCTACTACCGGACCACCATCAATCGTTTCGGTAGAATTTACATTGAATCCTGGAGATGAAAGTTTACATCCAGCATAGCGATGATTTCTAATACCAGTAGGTAAATAATCTTGAACTTGTGCTAATGTTCCAACCCAACCTGCGCCTGCCGGATCTAAATAATATGTACTTGTTCCGTAAGTTGCTGTACCATATGTTGCTGTAATACCAGTGCCGCCACTACCTGTTGAATAAGTAACAGACCCAGAAATATATCTATCTATAGATGATATAGAACTTAAATATATTGGTTGAATACCAGCACTATACCAATATGGCGATGATCCTGTAATATAGCCAGTTCCTGATCTATATAGATAATCAAATGAATATTGCATTCCTTCATATTTTTGTGCATTAGACGCAGTTAAATATGCTTGTATTTGGTTATCATCGTATCCTGTAACGGAAGGACGCGTTTCTGTAATCGTTCCGGTATATGAATGATTAAATATTTGTAATTTAGGAAGTATCGTATCTTTGCTTCGTTCTAATAAATTTGGTTTTATTAATAAACCAGTAATTTTATCAGTTCTTGCAGGTAATAATTGTTCTAATTGTTTAAAGAATGATAAATCAAATAATGCAAATATACTTATGTATGCATTAATATCATGTTTATCTACATATTTTTTCCAATATGACTGAGCAGCATATATCAGATCTGGATATGATTTTGAATTTATATTGCCCGGGTCACCAATATAGTCGTCTAATGATGTAAATCCTAATTGTGCAATGATATCTTCATCAATCATTGTTTGTGGAGAAAAATATACTCCCAACTTATTGCTATCTAACGGAGCTTTATCAAATTGACTACGTTCAGCTCTAGTTTTAACATCCAATGTTCCAACTAATTCATTATCTTCTAAACGTATTTTGTTGTCATCAAATGTGCCAGCGCCTAAAGAGATAGCATCATAATAATATGTTTCTTCAATAGAATCATATGGGGTATTCAATGTCCAAGATGCAAATGATGCTGAAATAGCAGATGTGCGAGGTTGAGCTCCCGTTAAACTACTTGTTGTTGCATGATTAATTTTTTGCGTAAGTGGCAATCTAAATACTAATTCATTAAATGCATCAACATTTGCATTATATGCTGCCGGTGCTTTAGTATGATTTTCAAATGGATCATTTTGCAAACTAGATGTCCATAATCTTAGTTCTTGTATTTGACCTAATAATCTACTTGCTCCTGTGCTTGTGCTACCTAATGTCAGCGTACCAGTACTAGCAAATGAAGCAGTAGCTGATGCAGATACTGTTGCTACAATCTTACCATATTTAGATTTTTTTGCAATTAAATCCAAATTAGTACCATTTGTTCTTAATACGGTATTAATCCATTCGCCATTGAATAATTCAAACTCAGCTGAGCCAGTACCATTAATTTGTATAACGCCTTTAGTACCACTACTAAAATCTACAGTAACAGAATTCGAACCTATATTATATAGATTCATCGTAGATGGCATTAATGGGTATTTTGTAACATCAGCCGTACGAAAACGCAATTCAACAGCATTGATTGGCTGCGTATAATTTACTGTTACGGTACCCGCAGAACTACCACTTAAATCCAATGCATAATCAAAATTTAATTTTTCATACAATGGTTTTCGTTCTAGCCTAGGCCCGCCAAATTCTTGAATCGTAATTAACGATTGAGGTATTCCATAACAAGATAGTAATGCATTGACACTTCTTTTTGTACCTTTACTTTTTAAAAGTAATGGAATATTATTAACAATGCGGCGCCAAATTGAATATGTAATGTCGCGACCTGCAACGGCTGGATCGCCGACAGAATTTGAACCTGTTAGTGGTATTCCTGCTTCATTAGTGCCTAATACATATTGCCATAACTCCTGACTTTGATTGCCATCAGTTAAATTCCAACCAAATTGTTTAGCTACAGAATATAACAATTCGTTTGGCATACCTAATTTTGGATTTTCTTCTCGCTTATTAATACGAGTCATATGATTGATATAGGTATATAAAATATCATAATGATGACCTAACATATTAACAAATGATGTTAACTGCTCGGTATTATTAGAAAATTTAATATGATCAGGTACTACGTTTATTAAAGAATTTGCATTGTATGTATCATAAAATGATGCACTTTCATATAAACCATCATACCAATTTTTAAATTGGCTACTGCTAATTGGATATAATACATATGGTACTGAAGAATTTGACTTCGGCACTGGGTTGATATAACTACCAGTTAATTCAGGTACTGTAGCATCAATTAACGGAATATCATGTGTCGTTAAAATCGACGATGATTGATAATATAAAAATTGCTCAAATGAATCAAATCCACCAATTAAGCTGCTTTTTAATGATAAAAATTCTTGTGCATTATTGCTAGCAACACTTCCAGATAATGTACCTACTGTAGAACTTTGAGATGCATAAAATTCTAGTAATTCTAATTTATATTTGAAATTTTCTAAACGTTCTGTTGCTGAACTATAAAATATAAAATTATTGAAATCTGAATAATCAATATTCAATTTAACACCCGATAATGAACCTGAGAAATATGCATCTACAATTTGTTGAGATGTTTGTGTTGATGAACCTAATAAATCGGTCCATGTTTTTAATCCAGTGTCAGTTGATGTTATTGTAGAATCGATTGCATCCCAATTCGGGCCTGCTAATGATGTTGTTTGTGAACTGCCTAATGCATTAGACAAAACAACGCTATCTAAATATGGTTGTTTTAATTCTTCAACAATCCAACATTTGAAATTAACTTCAAATTGTTGAGGTAATGGATCTAAAAGTTTTATATAAACATATTCTCCACTAACAACGCTATTGGTAAATACAAAATTTTGATTTCGACTAAAATTTAGTAAATATGTTTTGTATAATGAAGGTGTTTCAATTCTATTTATTACAGTTTGCTGATTACGAGCAGAGCCAACTAATTCTTCCCTAACATCTTGCGTTTTAGTTTGATCAACAGTTTGTACATAATTGATAACTTGCTGCAAATATTCAGCATTTTTAGAATTAATTGCACGTAATCGCAATTCAGTGCGATCCGTAGAAATTTCATCTATTCGTAAATGTTGTAGTTCATAACTACCAATTAAATTTTTAAAAAAGTTAATTGCTATTTTAAATGAACCAGCTGTTATATTCAAGTTATCAAACTCAGAACGTAAATCAACTGCAATTGGATTAGTTAATGAAATTAATTGATTTGTAGCAGTATCTCTAATTTCCGGAATACGATTCGTAGGTTGTATATGATGGTTTCCAGATACCCATTGATCGTTAGAATAAACATGAAGTTCAATTTTTACATCATCTGGGTTTTCTACAATAGTATCAACAATTGGATATTTTTCTTGCGGATATGAAAATAAACTAGTTTCAGTTTCATTAAAACGTTGTCCAGCAATTGCATTTTTCGATGCATTAATTTGATTGATATTTTTATATTGCAACAACATTATATCTGTACCCATATTTGTTCTGATTCATTCCATTGAAATGTAGCTGAGAATTGTTCTCCAGACTCTAACATTATCGAATCAACTCGTGTTTCGCCGTCATAAGTACCCGGGGTACCAAATGGAGCATAATTATTTTCATCTTGTGTTTGATTGGTAAAGTCTAATGAATTTGTATCAAAATCTAAATCTAAATTTAAATTTAATATCGAGTCATTAACAATCGAAGTACGAGCAGGAAATGAAAAATATCTAAATTGAGTATCTAATAATGGAACTACTGATTCAGCTAGATAACTAGTAGTTATTCCTTCGATTACTACTAAAGAAGATGATGGTTGAATAATAATTTGGCCATTAGCATTTCTAGGAACAACGTATTTATTGTTCGATAATGCAGTGATACCATTTAAATCATATACTGCTGCCTGTTCTAAAGAAATACTATCCATTACCTAACTACTTTGAAATAATTCTCGTCATCAATATATTGTTCAGTGAAGCCATCTACTAATTTATATTGTAAACGATAATATCGTTCTGGCATAAAGCCATTCATATCAATATAAAAATAATTGCTTGTACTATCACAACTTAATTTAGTATAAATATTATCGTACGGAATTATGACTTCATCTGTAGCTGCGTCTATTATTGAATAATAGGAGCTAGATGGTAGATACTTAACTGTTTCATATGGAAATAAATTAGTCGGTGATTTTCTAGGAAATTTATCACGTGCATATATTCTAACCTTGGCTACCTCAGTATCTTTATAGTCTGGTTTTAAGTTCGTGTATGTTACAAATGACTCTGTATCTATTACAGTCAATGATCCTGTTGTAAAAGCACTATTATCCCAATACATCGTTAACTTAGGAACATATATGGTATGCGTCTCTCTACTAAAGAATCTAACATACCCCGTTACATTATTATCAGCCTCATCTGCGTCTGAATATTGTATCATGAATCCGTAATTAGGAATGTTATTGTTATTGCTGCCGCTCAACCAAATTTTAATTTGAGATGTAACATTAATATTAACATCGCTAGTTCTATAAGAAAAAGATTCAGATGTTTGTAAAACAGGAGCAGTACTAGAACCGGAATAATATAAATAATTTCCACCTAATCCAGAACCTGAAATATATAAATCGCTTGTGCCAATTTCAGTTCGTTGACTACCTGATATCCAATTTGACCCAGATAATGGATAATTCCATGTTGCGCCATTTGTGGTCAATGCAGATAAAAATCCAGTACCATTAACCCAAGACTGTCCTAACATTTTAGCAGTTACTGTATACGATGCTGCTAGATTTTTTGCTTCAGTTGTGTAAAGTTGCAATACAAATTTACAATCATTAACCGTTTTGTTGTATTTAGCTAATGACGCAGAAATTTCCGCCATATCAAATTTAACAATACTTCTTGCAAGTAATAAATTACTTCCATCAGTATCCAATCGTTTTCCGATTTCTAAAATTTCATCGACGCCGGTATTATAAGCAGGATATGCTTCATATAATGTAGTATCTTGTTCTGCATAAAATATTCTAAACATAAATTCCTTTAATAATTAACAACGCGGCCTTTGATATCTTGATTTGGAAATTTGATTTCAAATATACTAGGATCTAATGAAGGATAAATAACTCCATTTCTAGTTGCAATCGTTATGTCATAAACATTGCCGGAATAGTTCAATGTAGAATCATATAAATTACTAAATTCAACATTAACAACTGATTGAACACCTGGTACATTTGCTATAACATTTGTAATATCTGATTTAATGATTGGCTGATTAATTTGCCAACGATCGATATTAAAATGTGATTTAACTTGTTCGATACATTTCAATAAAACTTCATTGCTATTGTAATTTGATAACACAATGATTTCAAATTTCAATCCAATGTTTATAATAAATGCATCTTTAATATTAATAGCATCTGTTAAAATTCTATATTGATCTAAATAATTTTTTAGATTGGTTTTTACGGCATCATTTAATGCAACTAATTGTTTGTTTTCATTGTATCCTAAAACATACATGTTCATTGCTAATGGATTAGGAATTCTAGTACCTTGATAATCAGATTGTGCAATTTGATCATCCGGCACAATGTATGCTTTTGATACGCTACCAAATTTCGATGGCATTGAATATGAACGAATGATATAATCATCTCTCGTAACTAATCTGTTCTGAGTTGCAAAATTAGCTAATGCTGCATTTTTAATATCTTGCAATGAATCTGCAGTTTTAGCACCCGTTGCAGGCTCCGGGTTATTTATAGTTACTGTAGATTTTACGAAATTAACAATGGATCTATTGTTATTAGAATTAACATCATCATCAAATTCTATAAAATTCAAATTGGTTAATACATTTGCTGGGACATTATCTGAAATGCCATTACCAGTTGTATATGTAACCGTTAATGTTGTATTTGATGGTGCTTGCCCATATGTTCTAGTATATAAAAAGTTTGATGGATCGATATCAACATCGATTGGCATTCTAAATGCAGCTAATCCATTTCCTACATTATCTGGGTTTGGAATGATTTCTTCATCATTGTTATCTGATACACCTGCACCAAATTGAATTTCTAATTTATTATCGCTACGCAATCTAGTTATGAATCGTTTTGCTGTTTTCTTTAGTTTTAATAAACTAGGTGATGATGCACGGTATACTGCTAGATCTGGATCATTTTCAGCTAAATTTGGTACTGATTCGAAAATTGTATCTTGAGCTAAATATGGAACTTGGTACCAAGCATCGCCATCTGATTCTGTAATTGAAATAATATCAATCACATTGATATCTGGTAAAACAATTTTGTCATATGCCACCGGAGTACCAAACGTAAATGTTGAAGTTTTAACTTCTCCTGAAACTGCTTTAACTTGTTTCTTTAAAAGATAGTAAGTTGGTAAATTAGTTGAAGGATCACTTTCATATACCGTAACGGTAGTTGGGTCTATAGATGATGAAAATGTAAAATCAACTGAATCTATAGAACGAAAAGTCGCAGGGCCATTTTGTTGCCTTACTCGTAAACCTGGCTGAATTGATAATGCATATGTATAATCAGGTGCAGTTGAAGCACCTGTACCAGTTGCTGGTAATAATTGATATACGTCTAATACCGTATACGCCGGTATTGCATTTTTAGGAGTATATCCTAGTGAACGAGCTAAATCAAATACATTGCCTCGTTCTGATGCTTGTTCTAACAAAGACTCTTTCAAGTTATTATCAGCATAATATGATAAAACATCTCCAACATATGATGCCATTTCGATGAATATCATTCCTGGAGATTCGGTGTTAAAATCAGTATATGTTGTAGGAAAGTATTGTTTGGTAAAATCAATCAAATTCTTTCGAAATTGACCAAAATCTTTATTAATATATGAAACATCTTTTTTAACTTGCATTTTCTCCCTTATTCGATTTCTACAGATCCATTTTCGTCAACGAAAATCCTTAACGGATCAACAACAATTCCACTTACACTATATGTGATTGTAATCGTTAAATGATATTCAACTGATGGGTCATCTAAAGGCGTAACAACATCAATTGAATCTATATTAATATATGGTAACCAAACACTAACCGGAGGTATGATAGCATCATAAATATCTTGTTTTATTTCATCATCACTTGGTTGAAATACAATATTCATTAATGTAGTTCCAAATGTTGGCTGATGATATCGTTCTCCAATTCTAGTTAACAGCAAATTTTTCAAGTTATTAGCTGCTTGCGCAGTTGTTTCTAATAACGATGTAAATACACCCGGGTTTCCAAACGTAAGCGCGACACCTAATTTAGTATCTACATTGTTTTGTACTGCCGGTTGTATAACATATGCCATTAAATACCTTTTTTCTTGTTCATTGCTTTCATCAAAGCTGAATAGTCACGAGTCATTGCTTGTTGTATCTCTTCGGGAACTTCAAATGTTTTGCCAGTTTCCGGATCTTCCATTATCTTAGGTGCTGTTGCTTGACCTGTAATTGCAGAACGCATATTTTCGCGCATTGCCCCAAATCCTTGAGCATTGGCTGAAGTCATTCGAATTTCTTCTATACCTTCATTCATCATTTCAGCAAAACTATTCATTGCCCCCGGAGATTGTTCTGATAATGCATCCGTTTCATTGAGTACAGATGCCCATTTATTTTCTTCAAACATCACACGCTTTTTAGGCATAGGTGTAGTTTTAGTCTGCGGTTCATGTACGGGTACTTTTACAGATTTTGACGAATTTGTCATTTCTAAAATAGTAGGTTGTAATCCTTCGCGAAGAATTTCAACTAATTCTTCTTTAATAACCTCACGTACGGCTATTTTTAGTGCTTTTACAAGTGCTTTTGAATCCATATAAAAATTTATAAATAAATATGTTGATTAGTAAATTACAGGAGTTCCCCATTCAGTATCCGAACTTTTCGGGCCATATATTGTTCTAGATTCAATATCAATAAAGAAATCCCCTTGTTTACCTTGGTTGACTGCAGGTAATTCATTGGTATTTTCTGCAACAATCACTCTACTCGGTGCTTCTAGTAAATCTAATAAAGAACGTTGTTGTTCTTGCAGTTGTATGATTAAATCTTCTCTTAAATCTATATCCGGTTGTGATACATTATAAAGTTGATAAAATTTAGATTCTAAATTTAAAGTATTCAAATCATTCAAATAACGATTTACATTTTCATATTCTCCAGTTACAGGAATATCTTGATCATTACAAATTGCAGATAAACGATCGATAACTGGTACTAATATTTTTAATAACGATCGAAGTGATGCAATTGTCCCGGTTAATGTTAATGATATCTGAGCAATTGCAGCCAATATATTAGCTACTAATTCTTTTTGCAATGTTCTAGACTCTTCAACTGCAGATACGGTAGGTAGTGGATTTGCTAATGCTGCCGTTGCAATTGTCGATGCAACTTGTGCTGCTACAGTTAAAATTGCAATAATTTGTGATAATGGCTCAATAACCGAATTTATTTGTTCTATTGCATCATTTATTTGATTCAATGATTGTTTAACTTTTATAACGCGTGGATCGGTACATTTAATATTTCTAGATAGCTTGTCAGCATCTTTTATTATTTCATTAACTTTATCCATCATTAACTGTTTTGCGGTTTCTATAGAAATAGAAATTGCTATAGCAGCTAAAGCTGGCTTACTTGTTATTAAATTTAATGGTGCCGTTACCGCCATGTTAGTTATTCTTTATTTTATATTTTGTACTATTTAATTCTGGCAATAAATCTTTGATTTGATTAATTAACAAACTAGCATTTGTTTTTGCAATACCGCCGTTAGTATCAGTACAACCTAATTGTATAGCCGATGCTAATAAGTCCAAAATTTTATATAAAACCGTGCCGTGTGGCAGAGGTTCATTTGCATCATCAGACCCAATGCGAACATCACCCGAAGTATTTAAAACAATACCTTCTTCTGAATCTAATACAGCAACATCTTTTTTAGCACGCAATATTACACGGTCGCCTACTCCTACAAATTGCGAGCCAACGAAATTTGTATAATATGTTAAGTTGTTAGAAAGATTTAGTTTATCAATATTTTGTGTACTAGTTAAATATAATGAAGAATCATCGGTTTGTATATTTTCTACAACAAACTTATTATCCTTACTAGTTTTTGATGAATTTGATAATATGATTATCGGATCTGTAGTTTTATCACCAGACCATGTTGGCGATGGATTGTATTTGCCTGTATTGATTGTACTGCTAAATCTAATTGAATTGCCATATCTACCTTCAATTAAAATATCACCTAAATATGGCTGTAATATGGGTGTAGCACGTTGAATAAAATTGGGATCTGCTTTAAATATCTTACTATTAACCGGTAATATGTTAGAATTAATATTTGACTGTATGCCAATTGTGGGAAAGTAATACCATTGCAATTTTCTAGTTAAATAGCTCGAGGTATGATCATATCCTTGAAACAGTAAAACCGTCTCTCCAGTTACTGGTATTTGTTTGATATTAGAAAATGCAGGTTTTACATCTTGCAAAATTTTAAAATTATTTTGCTGTTGAATTTCTACATTGATAGTAAATAACATGTTAACATCAGTATCACTTGTATAAGTAATATCTGATTCTAAGACTTGACCGAAATAAAAGTTAATATAATTTTGATCAATCATTAACGCCTTTACTGATTTGCTCTTTTACTTGATTAGCACGTTGTTGTAGAATTTTATCTTCCTGACTAAAGTCATCTAATTCTTCTAAATCACTCGATAAAGTTTGTTCAGCAACTCGTAACAATTGTTGTTTTTCTTCATCTGATAGCAAACTATCAGCACCAGTAATAGTTTGTTTTGTTGAAATGTATCGTTGAACAATTGCTGTTAATTTAACTAGATGATCATCATTTTTAATTGATACATCTAATATGTCCTTGATCAATGGCATAACTACCGTTGCATCTGATGCATTTTTTATTAATGGCTGTAACGATGCAATCAATTGATTCATTTGCCTATCCTTCTTTTTAGAATTATGATAGACATCGGACATTAAGTCAGAAAAGGAAGTGCCTTTAAATATTTCATCATTCTTGTCCATAACGTAAAATCCTTTAATAATAAATATTAAAAGGGTAAATTTACGAAATTTGAACGTTCATATTCAAGAAATTTTTCTTCGTAGATTTGTTTTAATACTTTAATTACACGAGTAATATTAGTTGTTTCTAAACCCGTACGTTCTCGAATAAAAATATAAAGAGCTTTTTTATTGAAATCTTCAATGTTTTCTCTGCTCTCAAATATATGAAGAATTGAATCAGCTACATGGATATCTGATGGGTTTGTGAAAATATAATTTAAATTATCATAACAATAATCAATATATGCATCCATAAATTCATGCAATGTTTCTTGCATTTCATCGTTATGTATTTCAGTTATGATATTTCGTTGTTCATCAACATCGATTTCTAATGCATCTGCTTTTAATTTAGAATAAGCTTTTTGATTTTCTGCAATTAGATAGTTAAATGACGTTCTAGTATAATATGAATATGCTTTACCCGCTAATGGATTAAACTTGTTCAAACGTTCGGTTAGGTAGGTAACAAGGTCGGTTTGAAGGTCTAAGAATGTTGAATCAATATAAGTTGGTTTAACTTTATTAATTAAATTTTCAGCCATTTTCATGAAAGCAGGGTAAATAAATCTGCGATATATTTTTTCTCGTAATGCAGAATTACTTTCCGTTCGATTATATGCAGAAATTGCATAATCTGTTATTTTTGTAAAATATACGTTACTTTTCTTGCGCTTCGCTGCCATCAAACTGTTCCTTTAATTCTTCTACTACTTGACTCAATAATTGAAATGTAGTTCCTGCCTCATCATCTTTTTCAAAAGCGCCTAATCTATCAATTGCTTGCATTGCTGTATATGATTGTGCAATGCGCTCATACATGAATTGATTGGTAGATTCTAAACCTTCAATATATTCTTGTGCTTCTGCTAATGTGCCAGCTAAGTACCATATTCGGTGACCTAAATATATTGATAACAATGTCAATACAACTATTAATAAACCTGCTATCATATTAATCTTGATTAAATGCACTGAAAATATCAGTCAATGTTTTTTCAACATCTGGATTATTTTCTGCTAGATTTTTCAATCCATTACTTTTTGTAAGTTTGCTTTTTTCTGAAGTTGCTTTTGGAGTAACTTGATCTTTGTTTCTCCAACGTTCAAATTCAATTTGTGCTGCCATATGATCTGCATGATGCAAAACAATTGGCAAATTTGTTTTCAATTTGGCTTGTGCCGAACGAGCTACAAAGTATGGTTTATTTGCATCATCATACATACCATCGTGAATCTTAATTGCTTGATATTCTGTCCAAGACAGTTTTACATCAAACTCTTGTAGCAACCAAATTGAAAGATCTGGTACCATAGTGAATGGAATATTTTCATTGTGCTTATACATCTTGTTTTGGTTCTTGCGATGCCAATCCGATGTTTCTACTTGATATACTTCATTGCCTTCACCCGGGAATCCTACTTTACCTAAATCATGATGCATTGCTGCAAAACGAAGTTCTTCTAAAGTATAGCCAGACATATCTGCTCCCATTTCGGACCAAGATTTATAAAGCTTTTCAGCACACGCAATAACACGAAGTACATGATCTACATACCCACCTGCAAATGCATTATGAAAATGAGCCATCGAAGATGCTGGCATCATAGCCATTCTATCTTCAAATGCATCATACATCTGATTGAGTTGATCTTTACGGGTTGGAAAATATGTATTTACCGCTTGGCGATATTCTTCCCAATTTGATTTGATTTTTTCTGCTTCTAACATAAATTTATTATTAGAAATTATTTTCGTACTTCCAAATGTTTGCCTGCAACTAACTTCGATGTACATTCCCAACACGTAACTGCGGTTGCTTTTTCATCTACACGTTGGCAAATGGTATCACAATATTTACATTGTAATTTTTTATACCCCTTTGGGGGTGGAGTGGATTTTGCTCTCATTTAAAAAAAAGATTTATTCGCGGTCGATATAGTATTTTGCAGATTCTAATTTTTTCATTGCACGTGCTAAATTATCCAATATTGAATCTTTATCAGCTTTACCTTCAGTAATTGAGCGGCCGGCCATTTTGATAATTTCATATGCATCTTCTAAATCATCAGTAACTTTGTTTTTGTATTTATAATACGCTTTCATAATAACCTTTATTAATTTATATTAATATTATATATAATAAATATATCATGATAAAATTAATGCTGTTTTTTGACAACATTCTAAATTTAATTGCATTAACGATTGCTCCTTAGCCTTAGCCTCAACCATAATATCTAAATCAGCTACACCGTATGTATTCGGAGTTGCTAAAATAAAGTCGGCATGAGCCTGCTCCTTGATCTTGGTAAATTCTTTGTATTGTTTGTGGAAGGTGGGCCATTTCGGCAAATCCTCCATTGCAATGTTATGATGTTTAAACATTCGTTCTATAAGGGTTTGAGCCTCTCTACGACGGGATTCACTGTAATGGGTACATTGGGTTACACCGTACTTAGTCCACGTCTCGCGTGCTAAGAAGAATGCTTCTTCTTCGGATAAGTCACCGGTATTGAAAGTATGATGCCAATAGTCAAATGTAATTGGAATACCAATCTCAACATGAAGCATTTTATGCAATTCTCGTACGGAATACATAGATGCCTTATCATCATTTTCGATAACTAACCGAGCCTTAACGGAATCTGATAAACGATCATAGTTGTGCAACCATCTTGCAATAGTGCTAGGCTTATCACCATATGTAGAACCTACGTGAATATTGATCTTGTTTTCGAAGCTAGGTGCAAAACCCATAAGATCGAAGAGCTCAGAGTGTCGTTCAAGACTAACGATGCTATTATCAACAACCGCTGCATCAGGACTACCTAAGATATGAAACGGACCAGGGTGCGTTGTAATGCGATGTCCATGCGCCTTGGCATAATCACCTGCGGCACGAAGATGCTGTGCAATAAGAGCAATATCCGGCAAATCTGCAAGCTCATAATGGTTCCAACGAGGGAAGAGCTCAGATCCTAAACGAAACAAGCGAATGCCATTACGTTCATTCCATTGCAGAATAGTCAACAAGTCGCGAGCATTGGCAAGAGCAATGTCGGATGCAAGTTGCAAACCGCCTAATTTAAATTTGCGATCAATCATGGTGCGACCGGTACGAATACCTTGAGACGACAACTCCATGTTGATACAAGCATAGCCATAACGTATCATAGGATTTTTTTATATTATATGAAATTTTTTGCAAGAATCAAAATAATGTTATTTTTAATTATTTACATATTTATAACAAAGATTTCACCTTAAAGATAACTATATGAAAAATTTAGAACAACGTTTAGCAGAAAATATGATCCGGTTTGGAGCTAAAAATTTATCATGGATAGATGAATTTATTTTATCGGAACAAAATGGTATTGATATTGGTAGCAAAAGTGGTACTGCATTTGTAGGTAAAAAATCTGCATCTGATACAGCACCTGATCGAGAATTTGATGAAAAAAATTACGATATTCCATATGGCAATTATACCGGAGAACAATGGGTTTCGATGTTAGCTACAAATAAACAAATATACGGATTCGATATTGTTAACCAAGTAAAATTAATGGAAAGTTTAATGGATCCAGGTTCTTTACAAAATTGGAAACAACTAAAAACAGATCCAAAAAATGTAAAGTATGGAGTTGCTGCAATTGCATATTTTGAAAAAACGCAACCAAAAATGAAATGGACTAATGTATTTGTCGGGTCAGAAGAATTCATAACTAAAATGAAAACTGAAGGCGGTAGTATGGATTGGCAAAAAGATATCAGTTTTCCATTAGCATTTCCATCAAACCCAAATCGTCAATATTTTGATGACAATACAGCAATTATTCGCGATGAATTCAAAAGTGAAGTTGATTTTTTCATTCAATCAATTCAGCGTGCTGCTGCAGATGCTAAAATTACAGATCCTGAATTTTACTTGTTAAAATTGTCAGTAACTACCTCATCGAGTCGATTCCGTAATACTGGCGTTGCTGCAGATAAAACATGGTTACAACTTTCACAAGAACGTGCAAATGCAGCTAGCGCTTATGTAGTTGAACGTATGAAAGCTGCGGGTATTTTTGTAGGCAAGAGTCCTAATGGTAAATATGAAACTCAATACATTATCAATCCTAAAGGCTCACACGGAGATGGTACAACTGGTCCAAACCCTCCGGCACCTACACCATTTAATACAGATGGCAGACAAACATGGAGTTGTGCTGATACAAATCAACAAATATGTACAATAAAGAATAGAAACGATTTTGGTACGCCGAAACCAGATAAATCAGCATATGATGAATTCAAATATGTTATTGTAACAGTTGATTTAGTAATGAAAAATAAATTAGTTCCATCAACAGCCGGAGAAGCGCAACAACCAGATGCAAGTCAAGAAATAAAAAGCAATTTATATACAATTGAATTTTATCGCAAACAAAAAGGAATTAAAATACCATATTGGTATCCTACAATTGATGTAAACTTTAAAAAATTAAATTTAGATAATAAATGGAATCAATTTGTTAATAAAGTTACCCCAGGTGCTGTAGCTCCTCAAAGATCGATTGATTGTTTCTTTAAAGATTAAAATGAATAAACAGTAGTAATGGGGTAGCTAATAACTACCCCATTTTTTATGTTTAATTAGTTGGCCATAAAAAAACTGTAACGCCTGAATACATAACATATGTTGTAGTATAAGTAGTGTTAGTATTAGGAAATGTATGAGTTATAGTTGTTTGACTTACACTAACCGCAATACCATATTGAGTATAATCACCAAGCAACATGTTCTTGTTATGTCCCGGACTTGCTTTCCATTGTTCAAAAAGTTGATTTGCAATATCTTTGCTTGATGGATTATTATCATTAAAAAATTCTGCAGCATTCTCACCGGTTGTAAAATTTTCAGCTGTTACTGCGTTAGCTTCTTCCAATCGATCACTAACACGCGGAAACTCTGGATGAATATGTCCGATAATAGCTTTTATTTGATCATTTTCAACACGCAACGTCGATGCTAAATAATCAGATTGAATCTTTGCAGCCTTTTGAGCATCTGCATTTGTTTTAAGAGGAGCAACACCATGCTCGGCTCTATGAGCATTTATCAATTTAGTAAATTCTGCTTGAATCTCAGCATTATTAACCTGAGTAAATGCAACGAATGGAAATAAGATAACTAATAGCTTTTTCATCTCTCTTATTTTATACTATTAATATAATTAATCTTTTTCACAAATCCAAATATTTATATAAAAAAATAAGTAACCTTTAAGGACAATATGAAAAATAAATTAGCAGAGAATATGCTTAGATTTGGCGTAAAGAATTTACAAGAATCTGACATTAAAAAAATTGAAGAAGCTGCATTAAATGAACAAATATCAAATTTGGAATCTGCATTTCAAGACCCTAGAATAAAACAAACTTCAGAACCTTCGCAACAAAATCAAATAATTTGGCAAAATTTAATTTCATATTATTCTAGCGGCGTAGTTGGAAAGCAAGCTGTTGGTTGGGCGAAAACGGCACAATTCGGCGCACAATATAATTTTCAAGATCAATCACAAACATTAGCATTAACTGGCGTAACTGCACCGGTAGCAAATTTTCCGATTGTAGAAACATATAAAGGAAAAAATCACATCTTAATGAAAGGCGGTCAAGTTGAAGAAGGCGATTTAGATTGTATTTTTATTTGTAGTGAAAAAATGACTATAGCTGGTCCTAATGGTAATCAGGGAACAATGTATCCATTATCATATGATCCGAATGCTAAACTAACAATTGATGAATATAAATTAAAAGGTCTGCCAATGAAAGCACACTTTCGTATTATAGGAAATAAAGTATACTATTTTCCAAATGTATATGGCGCATATGCACCTAAAAATGAAATAATGACACCAATTGCAGATAAATCAATTTTATCAACACTAAATGCATAGTTAAAAATATAGAAATGGGGTAAGCTAATAACTACCCCATTTTTACTGTACTAATAAATAGAAAAGCTTTCAAAGTATTCAACAGATGTTTGGTTTTCTGTTTGAACGAAATAATAACAAAATATTAAATAACTATCGATACCTCTAATCAAATTGCTTGAATCCTTAAGTAAAACTTTAAATCCATCGCCAACCAATTCTCGAATAATTTCTACAGTGCCATTAGAAATATTTTCGCCATTTTCATATTCAATAAATGTATTATTAGAAAAATTAATAATAAATCTTTTTGAAATTTTTAAAGTATCACTGATATAAGATGGATTTTTGATAACATCATATGGTGTCGTAGTTAATGAATCTTTATTGAAAGTAATAACTTCATACACATTAATGATTTTCAATTGAGCATTACTTGCAAATGCTATAACCACGAAGATTGTAGAAAGGAATAAATTTTTCATATCTCTTATTTTATACTATTAATATAAGAAGAAAAATTCAAACGTCCAACCAAATCCTAATCTTTTTTAACAAAACCATTCAAAAAGTTGCGTTGCTTTTCTATTGCAGAGTCGAGTTCAGTATTTCCTCGTTTTTTTCTATCTCCTGCAGTATTTCCATTAGCGCTAGGTTGAACAACATCTTTTCCCTTAACGTTAGATTTGGTTGATTTAACTCCTTTAGTATTCTTTGCAGATACGCGTTTGCTAACTCCAGATGTGCTTCCGCTTTGTACCTCTGTCCTTCGGGTGTCGATAAAAAGCTCTGAATAAGTGCTTGAGTGTCCGGTTTGGATGCGTGTAATGAGCTCATCTCGTCCAATTGATCTAGTTTCGTCGTATCGGATGTATCCTGTTGTATACGCAGTTTTGTAGGTTTTAATTTCAATGCCGCAAGGATAGCGTACATTGTTTTCTTCAACCGTATACTGAATACCCCAATTTGTTGTTTTAAAGAAAGTAACATAACCGTATTTTTTAGAACCCAACCAAGAAAAGAATACTGGATCTCCTTGTTTGAATTGAGGTTTATCAAATTGTTTTTGAATGTTTTCTGGAACGTTTGATTTTTTTGCCATTAATTAAGACATAATGTTGATACTTGATTAATTATCTTGAAGATGCGAATATATCTTGTTACTTTGTCTTTGCGAAACATTTTTTCCATGTTTTTGTCTCGAGTCAAAATATATCCTGCTTCAACGAATTGTAATGCAATATGCCGGACAGCACGCAAACTATTAGATTCAATCAAAATATTTTCATCATCGATCATTACATCGACTCGATCTGAATCTGCAGGTACGTCTTCATTTTTTTGAGAAATTGAATTATCTTCAATAGAATCCTTAATGCTACCAAAGAACCCAGATAAATCTATAGAATTCTTCGGCAGCACTGCGGCCTCATACATATCAAAGAAATAGTTAAGTTGATCTACCGAATCCAATTGCATAAAGTAATTATATTCGAATTTACTAACAAAAATATTATCAAATATGGTTTTCATGGTCTTCGAGCCTTTTTATTACAAACAATTCATCGATTATGTCTTCAGAAAGTACTTTTATTTCTGAAATCATTTCTCGTGCCTCGTCCAAACTCGTTGCCATTACACGACCAATTGGTTCACATTTTGTATCTGACTTATAATGAAAAATGTAGATCATATCGGACCTTTTATTTAATTATAAATATAGTCCTAATTCATATCCTCGATTCGTTGATTGATATGCTTCTGCAATTGTATCATTTAATTTAGAAACTTCATGTTTTGCTAACATTACAACGCGGCCTTTAATGTCGACAGCAAAGGTATCTGTTTTCTTTGGCTTTGATGCATACATATTTGCAGTCAATGTATCCATTGTCTTTGCGTAAGAGATTAAATCTTTATAACGCATTTGAATTTTTTGGCCTGCAACTTGCAAAGTGCCAATTGCACAATTCATTGGATCTGTTTTAAAATTTTCTTCTGAAATTTTGTCTTCGAAGACAAAATCTAAATTAGTCCAAGTTTCTCCATAACGATTAGCAATTTTCTCAGAAATAGCCCATGGTTGATTAATACTTTTTAACATTTGTTTTTTAAAATTTATAAATTAATACTGTATATACATCTGGTGAATAATTGTGTCGTAACACAACGTTTTGATATTTTTCAATCAACATATCAAGAACTAATCCAGGATGCACATAAAAGAATCCTTCGTGACGTGTAGTGTTGATCGGTGATAGTAAATTAAATGCTACCACTTGAGTTGCAGTGTTATAAAGAATATCAACATCTTCAAACAGTTTTTGTAAATCATCTGATTCAGTTTGGCATCGTCGTTGAGTAAACACACCTGATGCAACAACCCATTGGTGTGGATTAAATTTAGCAGTTTCAAATGCACCTACACGGATTGCATTTAAGCCCCATTTTTGTTCGCCTAATGCAGTTATTACAGGATTATGGTCTATGGCACTATATGCTATAGTGTCATTGTTTAACGCAGCCATTTCGCGAGCTACATCATATAAATCACAACGGCCACAACCAATATCTAATAAAGAACCGCCGCTAAATCCTACTAATAAATTTTGCATTAAGTAGCGTTGCTCTGCAGTTGTATTATAACCTACCGGAGCAGGATGATACATCATGTAATCCGGATCAGTTGGTTCTAATGAATCCCATTGTTGATATTGTGTGTCAACATTTTGAAGATTATTCAGAATTTGATTTTTTAATTCATTAACATCCATATAATTCATTTTAGATTACCAAGAAGCTTTGCCTGCTGAATTTGCATCTAGATGTGGCAATTGTTCATTTGCAACTAAATCTTTGTAAGGAATTGTAGATTGAATTACGCCACTTTCACATAACTTTTCAGTAAGAGTTTTATTGATAAAATTACGTGCATTATGCGATGTATTCAACATAACCAATGCACTGCGGTTTTCTAACAATACATCATATACTGAAGATTTATTTATAACGCGTCGATCTAAGATCACGGCTACTCGATTAACACCCTCTGATGTTACGATTACTTCGTCTCCTGCTTTATATGACATTATCCGATAATTTTGATGATTTTGCTTGCAGAAACTGACTTAACTTCGAAATCCATGGTATAACCTTGGAAATCATTTACCACCTTTGCTTCTGCTTCAGTTACTGAAAGTGCTTCTACTAGATACGTTTCTGAAACTTTCTTTTCTTTTGGACCTTTCGGAGTGTCCACCGTGTCCGTCAATTGGACTTTTGCAATGTAATAACTCATTTTTTTATATTTTATTTGATTTCTTACCTAAATAATAAGAAAAATTACTTAGTTTTCAAATGTTTTTGCAATCGTTTTTGATTTTTGTGAAATTCATATGATTTTTTCACGTCACTAGGCTTCAATTTCAAGTTGACTTGCAAATTGTCAAGGATGTCTGCAATCAAACGCTCCGTTTCGTGCTTAGTTTTTGCTTTTTTCTCCATTGTTTCTACCATTTTTGTCAAATGATATATAAAATGTTTAGGAAAACGTTTTAGCATTCTAGATGCATCGGTATAAATTTGAATATCTGACTTTTTTGCTTCTGAAATTTGTGATGTTATCAGCGTTTTTGCAATTTTTGCACTTTCAGACAATAAATTTCCGTAATTAATTACCCAAGCAACTTCAGGTGCAGGAGGTGCTGCAGGAGTTTCAGGTGTTGATCCTAAATCTAACCCGCCACCGCCACCAGCTGCACCAGAGCCTGCTTGTACTTTTTCTTTATCTGCAGTACCTAAACCTTTTACGTCATCTAATGATAATTGCAATTCAATTGTATAGTCATTGTTACGACCAAACCCTGTATATGGAACTAGCTTGATGATTTTTTTACGTAATAATTTTAAAAGTATTCCTGGGGTAACATTTAAATCTCTACCGCTTCTAGCAACAAACTCGCGGATGCCTGCTATCGACGTTGAATATATAATACCAATGTGCTGTGTACCATATGCATCAAATTTACCTAAGAATCGTTCTTCTGCAGGTGTAAAGGGAGAATCAACCGCATCACTAGGTGCATTGTCTGTTGTTACAGCAACTTGTGCATCTTCTTGTTCTTGCAAGATGCTATCTAATATAGATTCTAATATGCGGCTTTGTTGTTTCATTTAACTTTTGATTCTGCTAATTGAGTTGAACGATACTTGCTAGATAATTTTTTCAATTCGTTAATAGATTTACGTGCTCTAACGCCAGCAGCCTTTGTTCCTTTTTCTGTAAAGCGTACATGGTTCTCTTCGAAAGCTAACCAATGTTCTTTCATCGTGTCAAATAATTCTTGTGATGTCATAAAAACCTTTTTTTAATTTATTATAAATATTTGAATCAAATAAAACGATCCATAAATACGTTGATATTAGTATCTTTAACGCACATTTCAGTATAATCAGTCATTTCAATAAAAACATCATTGCCTCGTTGAAATACTTGTTGTATGCAAGATATGTTAAGAAACCGGGGTGTTTGTTTCCCGGATTGATCAGTGTCAATTATAAAAATAAAACGTGCAACTCCCTGATTCCATTCTAGTCTCCTTGCCAACCGCCGCGGCCTTGTCCTGATTTATATGCATCAGGCGTTAATGCAGATGGTTTATCTGTAGTCCACATAACTGGTGTAGTTATTTTATTTTTAAACTTAATAAGTAAATCATGAAAGTTTTCCATTTCGCGTACGGTTAACTCTTCAATTGTTGCTTTATTGACATTTTTAAGATATTGCGAAAGTAAACGATCATATCGCTGACGATTCTTTTCATCTCGTTTCATGATATCTAACGCGCCTCTATAAAGAACTCTACCAAATGTTGGATCTTTAGATGCAATAGTAGTAGTAGCCCAAGCATCCGTACCTCGCGCTGGAGTTTCTTGTTCAGCCATTAATTTTTTAGCACGTTTTAACTCTTCGCGTAAGATTTCAATGTGGCGCGGATTTGTTTCATCAAAAATCATTGTAAATTCTCCAACTTATAAATTGTAGTATAAATTAAATCTTTAAATGCATCGATTTGATTGATAATGTTTGTATCTTCTTTTGGAATTTTATTGTATACGCGATCAATATATGTAGCCAATGCTTTAAAGTATTTAATAGCTCCATCTTTAGAATATTCATCAAAACGCTCAGCAGGTTCAAATCCTTTTAAGATTCCATGCTTACCTTGATGCGTTTCAACTAATGCATCAACCATATCAGGTATTGCATCATAATATGCACCTAATGCCATGTGTGCAGCAAATGAGCCAGGTCCTGTAGTTTGCCAATGAAAAATATGAGCTTGATCTCTTGATGCCATTAATGTAGAAATTAATTTTTCAAACATTGTATCCTTTATATATAATTATTCAGACTTATTAAAAATATCAAAATATTGTTGTGCGCCGAGCATTCGTGTTTTTGCAATCACCGCCGGTCGTTCAAATTGTTTTGCAAATTGATATGCAGCTTCATATGGATCTTGAATAGTTTTCAACAAGCTTGTTAGTTTACTAAATTTATTAGTTAACTCCCACCACAAGTATTCTAACTGTCCATCTACTGACATTGGGTCTAATCCTTTTTCTTTAGCCCAAGTCATCAATCTATCTTTTCTAGAAGCGTGCCATTGAACTAATCCAACGGAAGTACCACTATCACCTAATGCACTAGTTTTAAAATTAGATTCTGCTTTCATGTTTCCTAAAATGCCAGCTGCGCCTGCAGGAGATAAACCTTTTCCTACCAAGAAATCAAATACTTGTTTAGGCGTAGCCATTTCACCTTTTGTAACATCAACAGTAACGCCAGTGTCAGTTACATCTGCAGCTCCTGCAGCAGCAGAAGATTTTGTAGCATCTATACTCTTTGTATCAGTAGCTGTCTTAACATCATCTTTAGGTTCTATGTTCAATTCATCAACCAACGCTAGCAAATTCTTAACAATATACTTTTGCGCTGCAGTATTCAATGAAACATGATTTGGTGCTAAATATTTTTCACCAAGAGAATTTACATCGATGGTCTCATCTGATATAGTTTGTTGATTAACCCAAGTACCAATCTCATCATTTGAAGGATACCCATGGTCTTTATAATTGCCATCATCCTTAGTTAAAAAACTTTTAGTAGGATTTGAAATTGCAATTAATTTTGCTCCAGACCGTTTTACTATATTGAATGCCTCTGACAAATTTGTGATAGCAGCTTTAGATTTACCCGGAGCTCCGTCATAACTACTTGCCATGATAACAACAACGTTGTATTTGTTAATATTGCGCGATTTGATTATTTTTAATATTTGCGCTGCAGTAGTTCCTTTAAAATTATAAACTGAACCATCAGCCTGTAATTGTTTGATTACGGACCTTGCAAAACGCATATTTTCATCGCCGACAAACAAAATGCGTAATGCATTATCATTCTTTTGTTCGCGCAATGCCTCATTCAATAATGTAGTTAATCGTATCATTTTCCTTGTGCTCTATAAGCTTTAGCGTAATTTTTACTTGTTTTGAGTTTACTCATTTTACTTTTAGCATGAACTCCAGGTCGTTTTACTTTCGGCTTCGAAATATAACTACTTGCTGTGTTTGTTTTTGCCTTTGCTGCCATTGATTCCCTTTTTTAAAATTTCATATAACGAATACAACCCAGCAAAGCAAAATATCACAGTGCCTATAATAAAAGCAAATAACCTATTCATATTAATAAATATCGAACACAAAAAAAGTGCGCCCTAAGACGCACTCTTAACACTGGCCTCTGCAATGTTATGCCTAAGGTAGCAGGCGTTATTTGCGAAACGCTTCTCTTAAAATATATTCATGGCCATGCAAGTTACCTTTAACACGATTCCAAAATCCTTCTTCCAAAGAACCCATATTCAAAACATCCATATCCACAGATGCAGTATCAGCAGCATGATCAGACTCTTCTTCAGTTTCTTCTTCATTAACTTCTTTGTCTGATTCCTCAGCATCTTTAGCAGCTTGTTTCATTGATTCTTCTTCGTTGCCATCTTTATCTAGATCAACGTAATCAGGTTTAGCACCCTCATTGGCTTCGTCTGCTGCATCCAACTCATCTTCGAAAGATTCTTTAAGTCTTACGCTTTCTCTTTTAAAACGAGTATCTGCTTTACCCATATGGTTTCTTCTCAACCACAAATAAACTTGACGTGCTGGTAATCCTGGACTAAGTTTTACTAATTTTTCTCCAGTATTATTATCTATCAATTGACCTGTTTTTACATCGTATCTAACATAATTTGTCTCACCCATATTTTTAGTTTGGAAATAATATTTAGGTGTTACAGTTACTTCACGATAATTTTGTACACGTAAATTCTTGTTTAAATCTGCAGGTACGTCTGGAAGTAAATTTCCATTAATATCATATACTTCCGGATTAGCCGGGTTTACATTTACTTGTTTACCAGGGTTACCCAATACAGGATCCGTAGACTGCAGATCTTGTTCTTTTAAATTTTTCTGATACTTCTCCTGCACGGTTTTCATGTTAGGCAAAGGCTGGCCAGGTTCACGTTCCCAAGCATAACCCTCAGATAAAATATTTTTTAGTTTAATCATTGTTGTATCCTAATTTTAAAATAAATATTAGTACGTTGTAAATACATAGAACGTTAGTACGATTGTATAGAGCGTCCTTCCAGGTACGCTCCGCTACTCACCGTCCTGCGGACTCCAGGACCGCTCTCAGACGTCCTTAACACCCGTTGCATCTGCGGTGCGCCCACGTATACCAATCCTTATTAAATAGAGCTTACCGCCATAATGCTTCATGGCAAATCCAACGTGCATACCATTGGCTCTAAACAACTCCGCATATATGCGAGTCTTTTGTTCACCCTTCTCATATGCAGAATCTGCACCGGTAATGTCAATCACATCACAATCCGGCGTTTGATCGGAAAAATCGCGTATAGCAAGTGCCACTGTTTTCAACAGAGCAAGCACATTAACCGCGCCTGCAGCAGCCGAATTAGTAGCCGTCGTTGACCATCCCGTTGGTTGACCTGGAGCACTTCGCGAAAAATATGCAAATTGATATTCATATTCATGATCGGGTATAGGGGTTTTCCATCGATGCATTACCATTTTAATCTTCTGATAATCTAGGTGCTGATCTTCAAATTCAAAGTCACATTCCCATATGTCGTCTTCGGGGTGGGGTTTACGCCACACAAATTGGGTCGCGTATGGGGATACGCTCGCCAAACTAATTTCTTGTAATAAAGATGCTAACTTGATCATATTAATATATATCGACACGCGCGATACTAAGTATACGGGTGTGTGCCGCGGGAGCCGAAGGCGAAAGGCGTGGCGAACATACGTACTACCCTCTATGACACCGTCATATTCAATAAAGAGCACCTATATAGCAAAATTTTTACCCGCGCGGAAGAAACATATATAACCTCCCTCCGTATAATGGGGGTCCTTTACCCCTTAACGAAACCCTCCCCCACCCCCCTATTTACGGGGGGGTCTATAGGGGTTTAACCGGGGGGGCATGCCCATAAAAAAAGGGGGGCTATCACACCCCCCATTGCTACCCCTATACTTGATATGCTATGCTACATCAGACGTGGCTGCTTCTAACTCTGCTGCTAGGAACTCTAATGCTACCTTCATACCATATTGCATTGCCATATTCGTTAGGATGAAGTCGTTGCTGCCGCGGTTGGCTGTTGCGAATGCTAATAGGTCTTCTCGGGACTTTGGAGTTGCTACGAAGCCTCTGTCTAATTTAGCTAATTGCTCTTGGATGATTTCTGTTACGTTTTTCATATCTCTTTGTTTTATTTATTGGTTACTTGATTGGGTTACTTGCTCTACTATATTAATATAATTTCTCTGCTGCTGCCTTGTCTCGTTTGCTAATAAGCACAACATACTCTACTGCTTCGGATGTCTCTGGAAATGGTGCATCCGTTGCAATGCCTAGGGATTCCATTAAGTGATGCACTCCTAACCATTTGCCTAATGCTGCTTGGCTAATGCGATCTTCACGACCATATAAAAACTCATACTTCTTTGCCTCGAGGAATAAACGGGCTTCTTGCTGCTGCATGCTTTGGATCATTTCTTTTTTTGTCATATCTATCTCTTTTTATTTATATAAAGATACCGATTAATCTAATACAAACCTAATCTTTTTGTCGATTTGTTTGAACTTTTTTTACAGTAGAATCCGACGCCTTTCGACGCCGGATCCTGTCATATTGAGAGAGATATGATTACAATTTACAAATTTGCTCTGCTACAATCATCTTAGGATTGTCAAAGCCCATTGCACATATGCGTGCTGCCTTAATAAAGCTGCGTAGGTTGATTTCAATTTCAAACTCTGCGTCAAGCTCCTTCATCAATTCCAATGCCTGCTCCTTAGCTGCTTGAGGCACTCGACTTTCCATCTTCGGGATGAGTTGCTCAATTCTTTCAAACATTTGCTCGGTAGTCAAATCCACATCTGCTACAAAGGATCTGCTGCGGATTGCCTCATCCAATTTTGATTGGTTGATATTGCTGATGAAGATGATGCGACCTGTGAATTCAAAATGGCGTGGCACCTCGCCGCCAAACTCATCTTTGAGGAGCTTAGTGGAGATATAAGATATCTTGCGAGTGTCATAGCTGTCTAATGCACCCTTAAGGATATTCACTGCGTCGTCATCGCGGAATACTGAATCACAGTCATCCAACACAATAATCTTGTCATTGTTCTCATAAAGGGTTACAAACAATCCTGCTGCTGTGGCGCGGCCTTTAAAGTGAACAAAGTCATAGGATTCTTTGAGGCCCATTTCTTCTAAGGTGCTTTTCACAATATGCGTCTTGCCCATACCAGCTCCGCCTGTGATTACTAATGATGGTTGCAATCCACGCCCTA